AACGAGAACCACGACACCGTGACGCAGGTTCGCGAATCCACCGACGACCAGGGGCGGCAGATCATCACCATAATCAACCGCGTGAAAGCGGAACTCACGAACGAATTTGCGAGGGGCGACGGGCCAACCGCGAGAGCAATCGAAGGGCCGCTTCTACGTCGAGCAGGGGCTTTGAAATAGGATGGCGAGAGAGTATCCAAGCACATTGCCAGCGCCCTCTAGCGACGGCTACAGCTTTTCAGTTGAGCCGACCGTGAACCGCGAGCAGATGGACAGCGGACGCTTCCGTCAGGTCCGCAAAACCACGGCTCAATATCATTTCGTAAACCTCAGTTGGAAGTTCACCGATTCGGAATATCAGGTATTCAGGGAGTTCTACACCGCAACGATTGAGTACGGCGCCCAGTGGTTCGAGATAGCCCTTGCCTTTGGCGACGGGCTCAAGACCAACACGGCGCGATTTGTGGGCGGCTACAGCGCGAGCAACTCGGGGATTCTCAACTGGACCGTGACGGCACGCTTGCAACTTGAGGGTATCGACGAAATAGATACGCAAGGCGAACTCGAAACGGCAGGCGCGGGCGTGGGGCTTGTGGGCACTGCATGGGTTGACGTTCTACCGAGGCCGAACGTCTCTTTTAGCACTGTAGTTGAATCCGCGACCGTCCAAACGGGCACGAGCGAAAGCCGATACAAGGCGAGAAACCGCTTCTACCGGTCGGTCTATATATCGTCGGTTGACTGGCTGCTTTCGGACGCCCAAATGGAATTTTTCAAGGGGTGGCACAAGGTTATTTTAGAACTTGGATGCAACCCGTTCACGCTGGAGTTGCCGCTTGGCGACGGCTACGGCGAGTATATGTGCAGATTTGTCGATGGCGTCTTTTCGGCGGCTTACATGGAGGGCGGAAACTGGAACGTGTCAGCTCAAATCGAATGCGAGAAACGCGAGAGCGGGCTTCAATATTACGGCGGGCTTTTAGACCTTTCGACAGCAACTTACAGGACGAGCGACGGAAACGGGGCGACAGCATCAGCGGGCGCGGCTCTGGATCTCGCTACAGCAACTTACAGGACGAGCAACGGCGCTAGTCCAGCGGCGGGCGATACGCTCGACCTCTCGACGGCAACTTACAACTCAGGATCATAAAATGGCTACAGGATGGGACGGAACTAAAGGAGTGCTCGACGGGAGCGTAGGGTGGGGATCAATCGACAGGTCGATTCCATCGCCACCATCGGGCGTGATTCAAGCGGCGTACTTTATTAAGATGGGGTACAATACGTTTTTAGCAAATACCGAAAATAATATCGAAAGCATAACATGGCCTACAGGTCACTATTGGGGGCTTCTTTTTGGAAGCACCATGCCAGATGAAAACAGGTTGGACGATGCGGAATATGACAACTTCGTTGGTGTAAACAGTGGAACCACTGGAGCAACTACAAATAATGCCGGAGTCACTACAACTGATAGCGACGCGACAAAACAAGGATACGGAATGCCTTTCGCCGAAGTGGGTACTGATGATATTGCTCGATTTGCTGTAGCCAAGGATGCGGGCTCTTACTGGGCAGTCTCTTCAAATGGAAGAGCCGCAACCACAAATGGAGGAATGGTGCTCACAACCCCAAGAGACCCGTCTATCAATGGTGTGCTTGTGATTAACGTGATCGCTTCCGCAACCGACAACACAGTCGATATGGAGGTTTGGCTATGCCCCGAAAGCGTTGATTTTTCCGCCATCGACTTTTCAACCCTCGACCTTTCCAATATCGCGAGCGTATTCCCGAATACAAACGGCTGGTACATCTCGTCCGAGGTAAACGGCAGCGGCGACACTGGCACAAATTGGCGCGACGGCTCCGGCAACTTCCAAGTTCCCGACCGATTCGTCGCACGCTACCCGCTCGGAACGCAGAAGATGGAGATCTACAACGTAGCCTACACCTACGGAACCTAGCCGATGCCAGACAGCAACCTCACAGCCGCGCAAAAGGAGGCTTACGCGGTCGCTCGCGTGAACGACCCAACCCTTGAGACGATCGAAATCTCGCACTCGGTTGCGGGCCGCGTGTTCCTCGTGAAGGACAAGCAGAACCTCACCGCAACGCTTGAGACCGCCGAAGAGGTAACGTTCGAGGCGGCGCCCTTCCGCATGGACAGGCCGAAGCAAGGGGAGTCGGGAGCGCAGGAAATCACGCTTTCCATTGATAACGTTGACCGGCGAATCTCCGAATACCTGGAGCTTGTCAGGGACAGCCAAGAGGAGACGACCGTGAGCTTCCGCACGTTCCTCGCGAGCGATACCAGCCAGCCGCAAATGGTCGAGCCGATAACGCTCACGATCACCGACGGGACGATACGCACGCTAGATGTGACGATCTCCGCGAGGTTCGTCGATGTGCTCAACCGGGCGTTCCCAAACCAGACCTACAATCGCCAACGATTCCCAAGCCTTGGAGACTCTTAATCGGCATTGGTGCGAGCGCTACCTCGGGCGGAAATGGCACCCGACCGAGTTCAATTGCTGGCATTTCCTCGCTTTGGTTTACGAGCAGGAGCGAGGCGTGAGGCTTCCGCTCTACAGCACCGACGCCCAAAACACGAAGGCGGTTGCCCGTAAGATTAGCGAAGTGATCGACCTTGGCGAGTGGGTGCAAGTGCAGAAGCCGGAGGAGTTTGACGGGGTGGCGATGGGCAAGGGCTCGCAGGTTACGCATGTAGGGGTTTGGACCGAATCGGACGGCGGGGCCATCATCCACAACAACGAAGGGCACGGCGTTATTGCAATGAACTTGCAACAAGCGCGAATCCACGGGTATGGTTTGTTGAAATTTTACCGCCATGCCGACAATTGCCGAAGCTCAAAACCATTTTTGCCCGACTCAGTTTGAGGTTACGGCGTGGGTAAAGGACGGCACCACCCCGCGTGACTACGTAAATCAGGTTTTCGGGGAGGGTGGCGACTTCGACCATCCAACCGTTTTGACGGTCAACGGGGCCGAGGTGATGCGGGAGCAGTGGGGCAAGGTCGAGCTTAAGGGCGATGATCTCGCGGTCTTCCGAAGGCTTCCAGCGGTCGCTGCTGCTGCGGGTTGGATCGTCGCGAACGGCGGCTTAATCAGTCTCATCGCGGCGCCTTTCCTTTCGCAGCTATTCCAGCCGCCGGACTTTAAGGACCGCGACGAATCCCCAAGCGTATTTAACCTTTCAGGGCAGAAGAACCTCAACAAGCTCGGGCAGGTTCTCCAAGTGCCATACGGCAAGAACCGGATTTTTCCGCCTTACGCTTCGAGCTACTATACGAAGTTCGAGAATAACGATCAGTACCTCTTCCAGCTCTTTTGCGTGGGGGTCGGAACCTACGACATCACCAACTTTCAGATCAACGACACGCCGACCTCAAGCTTTGAGGAGATCACATACGAGGTTTACGAGGAGGGCGACGAGGTAACGCTCTTCCCTGACAACATCATCACGAGCGACGAGGTTTCGAGTATCGAGCTTCTCGCACCCGATGATGACGACTATGCGGGCGAAACCGGACCTTTCACCGCCAACCCTGCAAATACGGATGCGGACGTTCTGGAGTGGGACGTTGTTTTTCCCAATGGGCTTTACTGGGTGGACTCTGGCGGCGATTTCAGGACTTGGCAGGTTGATATTGATTTTAAGTATCGGGAAATCGACGACGCAGGCGACCCAGTGGGGGCGGGCACCTGGACAACAGTTGCGTTCACGAAGACGCTCGCCACCAACACGCCGCAGCGCTTCACCGTTTCGACATCGGTAACGGCGGGCCGCTACGAGGTGAAGGCGGTCAGGACGAGCAACAGCGATCCCAACCCTACGCTCATCGACCAAGTGCAATGGTACCAGCTCCGCGCCCAACTCCCATCGACCAAGGATTACGGCGACGTTACCCTTGTGGCGATGAAGTCCAAGGCGAGCAACAACCTCAACAGCACGAGCCAAAACCAATTCAACGTTATCGCAACCCGCAAGCTTCCAATCTGGAACGGTACAACATGGTCGAGCCCCACCGCTACGCGCTCGCCTGTTTGGGCTTTCTGCGATGTGATCCGAGGCGCCTACGGTGGCAACCTGCCAGCAGCCAAGCTCGACCTCTCAAGCCTGCTCACGTTAGATGCGATCTATTCGAGCCGAAATGACACCTTCAATTGGGTATTCGACCGGAAGACCACTATTTACCAAGCACTCAAGACGATAGCGACGGCAGGCCGAGCGGCGCCTGTAGTTGTGGGCAGCAAGTTTTCGATGGTCAGGGACGCCCCCAAGACGGTCCCCGTTGCCGCGTTTACGCCCGACCAGATCAAGCCGAATACCTTTTCGCTCAACCAGCGATTCCAGCCTGAGAGCGATTATGACGGGATTACGGTGTCCTATATGGATGAGGACACTTGGACGGAGGAAACGGTTGATTGCCTCGTGGGTACGGACGCGGGCGAGAATACCGAAAAAATGGTTTTCCCTGGCATCACCGACCGAGACAAGGCTTACCGCGAGGGGCTTTACACGCGGCGAAAGCAGATCTACCAGCGCGAAACCGTGAATTTCGACACGGGGCCAGAGGGCCGGATTCCTATTTACGGCGACCTCTGTGTTGCTTCCCACGACGCGCCGCAATGGGGGCAATGCGGGCAAGTCGAATCCATCGCGGGCGACCTGCGAACCGTGACGCTCGCGGACCCGATACGGGTAAAGACGGGCGATAGGATCGCCTTTCGCGACAAGTACGGGGCTATTGACGGGCCTTACGCCTGTACGGTGGATTCAACCGACAATTACACCGTAACCACGACAACCGACATCGACGGGGATTTTGCTTTCAACGCGAACGACGAGCCGCCCTCCTATTTTTTCGGGAGTTCCACCGACCTCTACAAGCGGCTTGTCTTGGTCGAGAAGTCGAGCAGCAGCGAGGGGGACACCGAAAGCCTAAGCTTCGTGAACTACGACGAGCAGATCTTCGACGACGACGAGGCGACCGCGCCCGCATTGGTAGACGCTCCGATTCCTTCGCCGCCACCACTCTTGCCGGAGGTGACAAATCTCCTGCTTACGCAAGACCCGAGCGACTCAACAAAGGCAATCGCAACGTGGGACGCCGTAGAAGGGGCTCAATACTACCTCCTTCAGATTTCCTACGATTCCACCGCATGGAGTCAGGTGACGGCGACAACGACCAATTACGAAAACAACATCCTCGTGCAGCAGGGGACGGTTTACGTTCGAGTTGCCGCGGTAAATGCAGGACAAGGGCCTTGGACGACATCGAGCACTACAATTGGCTTGGATGTGAGAATTACCAGCGGCGGAGACACTCGCGTAACGAGCGACGGGGATATTAGAGTTTCAACACAGAATTAGCTATGGCGAATATCAGGATCAAAGACATTGCAGACGAGAGCGCTTCGCCAGTGAGGGCGTCAACCTATCTTGAAGTTGACTCGACCGCAGAAGGATCGCAAAAAATCAACCTCGATACGGCGGCAGGTTTGAAGGCGTTCCCGTTCAGCGAAGCGAGCCCCACCACGAGCACCGACAAGACGCTTTTCTTCACGCCGGTAGCGATCACCGTGACCAAGCTCGCAACGGTCGTGAGGGGCACTACGCCAAGCGCTACGGTGGACATTCGCCACGACCCCGACCGAAGTGCGGCAGGCAATGCTCTGATAGCGACGCCATCGGCTACCACGAGCGAATCAACCGGTTCAGTCGTAACCAGCTTCGACGATGCGACCATTCCAGCGGATTCCTGGGTATGGCTGGAGGTCGACGCCACGAGCGGAACCGTTGACGAAGTGGCGGGGGTGATTGTGTTTACTCAGGACTAGGAAGCACGCATGCAGGTTTTACTTAGTACCGCAAAAAGTCGGATCGCGTCAGGGCTTGTTGTGTAAACTATTGATTATTAATACAATTAAGGCGTTAGGGGTTATCGTCGGCCCCGAACTTCTTCGTTTTATTGAAATAAAACAGATCTTTGATTATTAGGGGTTTACGAAACAAATGCGGTTTGTGTGAAAAAAGACAAAACGTTTCAAATGTTGCAAATGTTTCAAAATCTGCCGGATTTTGTTGGATTATATGATCCAACCCAAATTTTACGAAACCAAGCGAGGGACTTACGTCGTAACGTGGCCGGAGTCGAAACACGGAAAGACCGCCAGAGCAAGGCGTGAATACTCCAATAAGGCAAAGGCTCTCGCCCATTTTCAGGAGATTAAGCAGCAACTCCCAATCGTTGGGGCGTCCGGACTTTCGCTCGACGCGGCGCAGATGGCGGAATTTCACGCAGCTCGCCAGATTTTACCCGATGGCGTTAGTCTCACGGACGCCGCACGCTTCTATATCGCCAAGAATCCACTCCAAAGGAAGCTCGACATCGACAAGGCACTTGAGGAATGGCTTCTCTACGCCAGCAGGACGGACAAGGGAAGTAGGACCGGGAAGGACCGGCGCAACCGAATGCGTAAATTCATCGAGGATACGGGAATTAACTTTGCTAGCGACCTAACGACAGAGGTTGCCGAGAAGTGGCTTTGGCGTGGAGTGAGTCCGCAAACGATGATCCAGGAGGCGAGTTTCCTGCGATCCTTCTGCCGCTGGCTCCTGCAACGCAAGCGGGCCATCGACGACAACCCGATTGACCGCGTGGAGATTCCAAGTGGAGACGATCCCGACCCGCGAACGCTTTCAGCCGAGCAAGTTAGGGGTCTTATGGATGCCGCGAGAAAGAGGCCGTTTGGAAGGAAGGCGGGCATGATGGTGCCCTTCTTTGCAATCGCGGTGTTCGCTGGACTGAGACCCTCTGAAATCCTCAGACTGACCGCCGATTCTGTGAAGCTCGAAGCCGCAGAGCCGTTCATTCGCGTGCGAAAGCTCAAGCGAGGGCGAGGCGTCAGACTGGCTCCAGTCTCCGACACACTCAAGGCATGGCTGACGGCATACCCTCCGGCATACCCGATTGCTTTTACCGACCGCACGTTCAGGCAAGTAAGGATCGACGCGGGACTAAAGGACGATTGGCAACCCGATGTGATGCGGCATACCTGCATTTCTGTCTGGCTGGGACTGGGACACAACGAGGACATCGTTGCAGCTTGGGCGGGTAACTCACCCAAGGTAATACATAGGCATTACAGGGAGCTACTCACTAAGGGTGAGAGCTTAGCGATTGACAGAATATCCCCTTAAATCTTAGACCTAGGACAGTAATTGTCTTAGCCTGATTGATAGAGTGCTCATATGGATTCATGTGAAGTTCCCCCCGACCTTAAAACTAGATCTCAATGGGTCTCTTTAGCGGAGTCTGCGAAGACCATGCAGGAATTGAGCCTCGCGTTTTTTCTGCTGCTTTCGGCGTATCAGAAAATAGTTGAACCTTCAGGTCTGGGTCAATTACCCAGAGATCAACCGGAAGAGCGTAGAAGCTCACAATAGAGCTGACTCGGAGCGCGTGCCGGTAATCGTCCTCCTCTTCGAGTATTAGGACGATGCCAGAGCGCCGGTTTGCCTGGAATCCATAGTTGAGGCTTTGGCCGATCGCCTCGCTCCATTTGTCCGCGAAATCAACCTCTATCGCGTGCGTATCCGTGAGTATGTCGCACCGCGTATTGTCGCCCATCGTCTTCTCGGATTCGCCGCCGAAGTGCCGCAAAATCGCTGCTTGATAGTGCTTTTCAGGCGCCTTGCGTTTCGCCGAAATGCACGGAATCGCGGCCAGAATTAGAACCAACGCAAAAATACCCTTAAGCATAAGATGGTAAAAAAGCTAAGCCCCTTCAAAGGGGCTTACAAGGCCCTCCCGAGGGTGTAAGGATAAGGATAAAGAATAGGATAAGGATATAGGTTGAGGGGGTGCAGGGGGAGAAGGGGATTTCCGGTCACCGGAAGATCATCGCAAAACCCTCGTCGCTCGAAACCGAAATATTTGCCGCTTCCCTTCCGGTTTCCTGAAAACTCACGCCCGCCGGATTCTTGAACGCGGCATAGGTCATGGCGTGAAACTCGCCAGAGCCCAACTTTGGCACGCGGGCGGAAAATTCGCCGTCGATGCGAACGGTCAGGTTGTGCCAGTCGAACCGATCGCGGTTTTGTAATTCGAGGTAAACTTCCGCGAAGGCGACCGCTGGCTTGATTTCCTTCGTCTCGGTTTGTTCGGCGGTCTGGGCCGGTTCCGCAGCACTTACCGGATCGCGGTTTTTCGACCAAACGACAATCGCGACAAGGATCGCGACGAAAACGAGCGGAATCATGCAACCTGATTCCTTGGACCGGAGCGGCTTGCCGCAGTGCGGGCAGGTTTCCGCCGATGTACTAACCACGCCCCCGCAGTCGGGGCATTTCGCTGTCTTGGACTCGCTCATGGGGATTCGATAAACTCCTGGGCATCCTTTAGGAATTTTTTGGAGACGCCAGACTTCCCGCCCGCAAAGTTCATGAGCATGAGGGCAAGCGCTTTGGGTTGGTCGAGATCCTTGCAGGCTTCCCGCATTTCGCTCGAAAAGAACGGAACCACTTGGTCTGCGAGATCCACAAGGCAAGTTTCCTCCCTGGGGTTCGAGATGCTGCCCCCACTGCCGCCGAGGTACGCCTCAAGAGCGTCGGAGACCAGAGCGGACACGTTCCCCCGATAGTCCCGAGTAGCGATTTCAAGAGCCCTTTCGTACAGGGACGGAGGGAAGCTGATGCTCTTTTTGGCCTTTTTTTCTGAGTCCATTTTTCGATTGGTCCCCTCTGTTTTGTCCCTAGGTGCGAAAAATTACTACCCGAAACGCTTGACAAGCAGTGCGACCAGTGCGACGGTGCGACCAAGTAAGACAAAAGCGCACCAAAATGGCTAAGATCTCAATATCACTTCCCGACACCATCGTAGCGGCTCTCGATTCGATTTCACCAAACCGATCAGAGCATATTTCCAATT